ATCTTCAAGCCCAAGCACTTTATTCAAACGTGCTTTCAATTCATCATAAGACTTGAAATTCTTTTCGCTCAAGAATTCAGACAAGCTAAACTCTTGCTTCCAGATACGTTCTAAGTCATCTTCATCACCAGACAATGGTGCTGGTGATTCAAACTCAGACTTATCATAGTTCTGATAACCTTCAACTTTACGAATCTTCAACTTGAAGTTCGCACCTTCCCAAAGGTCAAATGGGTTGACAGGAGTTTCATCTTCAAACTCAGGATTCATCAAGTCATTCAACTTGTCAAAAATCTTCTTACCGAATTTGAACAATTTAACTGTTCCGTCATTGTCAGGGTTTGCAGGATCCTTGACAATATAAACGTTTGCGATATACTGCAACTTACGCTTTTGCTTACGTGCAATATCTTTGTTAGCATCTGAACCTGAGTTCCAAAGAATGCTATTGTGTTCAGACACAGGGTCTTTCTTGTTGAGTGTAGTCAACGAATTTTCAATGTACCATCCACCAGGACCTTGGAATGAATGATTGAAAACTTGAACCCAAGGTACATCTTCGCCTGAGGGTGCGGGAAGAAAACGGATTGTTGCGAAACCGTTACCTGCTTTGTCTACTGTGGGTTTCCAGAAGCGGAGGTCTTCATAAGACTTCTTACCCTCTTCTTTATTGGTGAGTTTGGAAACTGCGTCTGTGAGTTTTTCCAAATCTTTGGTGCGTGACTTTTTCAAATCTGCGAATGATGCTGATGCCATATTAGTATTTCCTTGTATGTTAAGTATTAAATGTATGTTTTGCTTGTCCACTTTTATCATAATCTACTATAGTATATAGTCTATCACAATTCTCTATAGGTGTCAATAGTCGGCAAACCTTACTAGGTTTACGCATTACTGCCGACACCATTACGTCACTACTAATTCTCTGAGTGACTTTTTCATCTTTGCCGTATCGTAATTTAAAAAGGGCTGGTACTTTTTGCATAGTTTGCTTACCTCTTTGTAGATTGGATCATGTATCATTGTATCATACCTTTTGACAAAATGCAATAGTGAATTTAATATTGCTAGAGTCTCCAGACTGATTTCTCCTCTTAAGTATTTCTTTATGATTGGTGGGTGGTCGCCACCTTTAGCATTAAAAAATTCATTCAGTTCGTTGGCGGACCAACCAGAGATAAAATCCATCTCATTCTTAAATACATACGTCAAAGATTCTTGCCTACGTTTCCATTCTTTGTAGCGTTCTTCACACTCTTCAGACAGAAGTTCTCCGACCCACATTTTGGTGTCGTGCATAAAATTAGAAACTAAAAACTCTTCTAAGTAAGCATCTTTACGATTGCCAAGTTTAGCAAAAAAGATTTTGTCTTTACGTTTCAAAAAAGAATCGTATGTGACATTGACTTTCTTATTATACTTGAACCAATCGTAACTGTCTAACGTAAAATGATTTTTAATTCCTAAGTAAACTTTGTATGCGTCTATAGCATCCATCTTCATCAATCATCCACCTCAATAGGCAATCTAGCTTTAGGTGCAATCATCTTTAACTTCATTGCTTCACCCTCAATAGAAGACTTCATGCGTGGTGTAATTAAAGATGCCGCAGTCTCAACTTCAACGTTTTTGATTGTGCAATATTCTAAGATAGCATCAATCATTGTAATCGGAAACTTATCACGTTGAATCTGCTTAATCTCTGCCTCAAATTCTTTCTGAGTCAGAATCTTAAGATTCATAGAAACGCACCGAGGTGATTCGACCATTTCGGAAATGTCCAAATTGTGTTAGAGTGACTGCTGGTTTAGCAGAACGAAACTTAGGATTAGTTACTTCAGCCTCAGACGCATAGTAACCTGGAGGATAACCACCTTTACGTTGATACGTTTTCATTTCAATTTTTTTCTTCATAATATTCATATTGTAAGTCCTATGGTAAACGATAAAATACGTGTCCTTCGATAGTCGCAACTTTTCTAACATTCTTAATCCAATCTGGTTTGATGTTAATCGCATGAAAGTGTGTAGCGCCTTCTAAGAGTTTAATTATATCACTACTCAGCTTGGAAGTCAATAGTAACTTAGCCGCTTCGTATGATTCTTTCCAACGTTGACTATTTGCTGGAGGTGTGTTTGCCGTCTTTGAATTGTACCATGAAAATTGTTGTGGTTCTGTTACAACATCACGGATGTTTTTGGGAAATCTTTTGTCATTAAGACGATTGAGGGTGACAGCACCTACTGCAATTTTACCAATGAATGGTTCACTACCTGCTTCATAATAGATGTTCATTGCCATCCAGTACAGGTCAGATTTGCTAGAGTTTTTTGGTGCCGATGATGATTCTGATATTTCCTTTAGCGTTGGCAAATTTGCCGCTATTGTGTGTGTAGAAAATAAAGTTAATAGAAATACTACAGCCGCTATTAGTGCTTTCATATCTTTTTCCTTTCTTTGAAGCCCACAAGTGTTTAGTGGGTCTTTTATTTAGTATACGTGAATTATACTATCTTTTTCTGAAATAGTCAATAGCGCCTACGTAATCAGAACATATACCATAGATTGGTAGATTAAATGCGTATTCTAAACTAATTCCTTGATTCTCTGGCATAACACAAACACTCTTTGCCATGAGTGGTTGATTTGGATATGCCCATACTATACCATGGCTGGTTAGTGTATATGAATCTTCTTGATGCCAGAAATAATTCAATTGTGTGTCTGATAGCCACTCTAATGCTTCCCAGTTCTTAGCGTGAATCCATAGTCCTTTTTTGTGTAGAAACTCTGGATCAATTTCATATGTTGGATCATCGTGCCCCAAAAAGAATTTGTCATTAACAATTCTTAAATCAATCTCAGCATCAAATCCTTTATCTAACGCAGATTCAATTTGATATGGTGCATTTTCGTTTGTCTTGTCAGAACCAAACATCAATCCTCTATGTGCAATTAGCTTCATATTTGTCACTCGGTATGCTAGGCCATCGAATCACTATCAATTCAACGTCAGTTAAAAATTCTACAGCAGAAACTTCGTTCTTCTCATACGTCCACATATCACCTTCTTTGAGATGTTTACCTGACGCAATGAGTTCTCCTCGGACGATGTAATTCAATTCTGTTGTAACCTTATGAAAGTGTGGAAATGTCTCCTCACCCTTCTTATGTTTATGGTGTCCAATCTCAAAGAATGGATTCTTAAACAAAGATGGATTGAAGTCACCAACAAACCATCCTTTTACATAATCATTTATGTTCGATACATTCATTCAAGTTCCTGAATTCGTAACTGGTGTCTTCCACCATCGAATGTATGTTGAAATCCTAATCTAACATACTCATGTAGATTTTCTGTGTTTGCATTCATTGCAGGTATGGCAAAGAAGTTCGCACAGTTATGACGCATAGCCATTTCCATTGCATTGTAATCATAGATTAGTGCAGAGCGAATACCTTTGTATTTGTTAGCGCACATGTTGACGCCTTGTCCTGTTCTACAGAAACTAAACGCATAATCACAATCACCATCTTCAATGCCTTTGACTGCTTGACTGATAAAGTCTTTGTAATTGCAATCACGATTGACAACTGTACCATAGTCGATATATTTTTTACCAAGGCCTTTTAATACAGACTTAAATAATTCTTTTGCTTCATATCCAGAGTGGTCACAGCACAGCGCAAATGGTTTATCGCCAAAACGTTTGACAACATTCTTTTTATAGAAGTTAAATTCATCTGGTGTTCCAAACACATGCATCTTCTCTACTGGATGCGTAATGATTTTAAGCCCATCTTCAATCAGCAGATTGTACAATGGTGCAATATAGAATTCATTATTCGTGCGAATGTCATCGGCAATCATCTGTTTTGCATATCTGCAAAAATCAGAACCACGTTTGAAGCCATAGATGCCAACACATGCATCGGAACTAATTGCTTTCTTCTCAGCAGTTTCAGATACATAGTTATCACCATCACACTTAGCGTAACTGTAGTTTGCGCTATTTGATTTGAATGTCAGTAGAACACCATCAGCTAAAAGATTACCCACAATCTTAGGATCAAACACTGGTCCAAACTCAATGTCTAATGTATGAATCACAAGCGGTGCATCATTGTCGATATACTCGGATGCATACAGACAACTCTCAACTGAACCTCTAGTCAAGTGGTCTAGCACAACAACTTTAATGTCATCACCAAACTTCATGCGTAGAATTTCATCCATTCTGAAATTGTATACGTGTTCGTCACG